ACGGTATTCCCATCTTTGATAATCTCCAAAACTTGATATTTGATGTAGTTGTGGAATTTACGCAGTCCCGCCATTTTATCCTTGTCCACGTGTTCGTAATACACCGTACGCGGAGTAGATGCTAGCATTTCCAAACTGAGAGGGTTCATGATGGTGGTCCAGTTGTTCAATGCCGTAGACAAGGCGTTGGGATTGCGTCGCACCATTTTATCCCACCGAACTCGTAAAGGAACCCATTTTGCTCCCTCGGGATAATCCAACGACGCATCGTATTTGCATTCAATAATCATTTTGGATTCAATGGGTTCTCCATATTCGGTTCGTGGAATGCCATCGGGACAGTATACATGGGCCTTGTGAGGCAAGGCGCCTGGTTTGAACATGACATTTTGGGTTCTGTCAGGGGCGGACAAGACATCATACCGGTTCCAAATACAATATTGATGATTGGCATATTGTGTTCCGTGAGGATTGATGTCATTTCGGTTGAACCCCACCATCAAATGAAGTGTCTTGTATTCTTCAGCTCCTACGGAGGTTGTTTTGAAATGGGACCCATCCTCTACGGTAACATAAAAGTCAATGGTGTTTTCAGAAGGAGGTTTCCATTTAAAACTGAGTTCCCAAGTAAATCTCTTGTTGGTAATTGTGTCTTTACTGGACGTCATGCCGACTCCATACGTAATGTGGGTGAAAATGATACCATCCGTATGATAGGCATACGTATCGGATTCGGCCAATTCTTTGCATGCAACCGGTGTTGCAAGGACGAATTGTTTACTGGAAAGCGTCATGTTGGCCGAGGATTCACTGACTCGTTTGTCGTTCAACGATTTCAGTATACTGTTCAATTGAACATAACGAGTTTCCGCAGGTTGGACCGTGGACCCTTTGACGGCAAGAAAGGGTTTGGTACGAATGTCCGAATGAACCGTATTGAAATACATGTCAAAGGCAAGATAGGCATTCATGGGATTGCGCGTTTTGTCTTTGGTCACATGCTCTCCGTCTATGAGAGTTCCGTTGAATCCTTTGACCGAGAATCCAGTATACTCTACTTTCATGGCCGAGGTAAGCAAGTATACTTTATTGTCAGTGACAAATAACATTTTTCGTTCGCCGTCCGCCTTTTCGGTAACCACAAATTCCGTAAATAAATGATGGTCCGTTATGTGATTCTTTTGTAGCGTAATGGAGCCAGGAGCAATGAATTCCCTGGTTTTTGTCAGGGAATGATACTGGTCTACTACACGTTTCATTTCCGACACGCGTATAGGGTAATACGTTCTCTGAAGCCCTCGGGACGCAAAGGTAATGGCTTGCTGAATCTGGCGTTTGACATCGCTCTTGGTGTAAAACTCCGCTTCAATCTCATATTGCGGGTCCACATCAAACACTGCGTTAAGGTCCGAGGACATTTTAACAATACTGCAGTCAAATACAAAGGGATAGGACGACGACGTCAATCGTACGCGATTCATGTACCGAAATGACTTTTTATGCGTTTTGTAGGACTCAATGATACGGACCCGGTCTTCTTCAGGAATTGGCGTTTCTACGTTGAGAGCCAATTTAGAACTAAAATCCGGAATGGCGTGTTTGGTTATGTTTGTTTTTGTATAGACCATGGGATTGAGGAGAACTGATGTTTTACAATAGTGTTGAATGGCACCAAGGTTGGACAATTCAAACCTGTATTTTGTATCACCATCATTGACACCGACTCGGAACATGTCCTTTCCCCGAGGGTCTTCTATGACAAATCCAGAGTATAAAAGCCATTGAATGACGTTTTGAAAGTCAATGACCGTAATTTGATTCCCTATCTGAGCCTCAAATTCAAGGACGGCGGACTCCTGAACTACCGTTTTTTCAAACGCCTGTATTATGTCGTCCATTATACTCTATAGGAATACTATATATTTAATCAATTTATTTTAGAATGATAGTATATATGAACGCCGTGCTCGTTGAGTTTGTTGGCTCTCTTCTTTTCATGTACGTCATTGTGTTGACGGGAAATGCTTTTGCGATTGGTGCGGCTCTCGCGTTTTGCATCTTCCTAGGCGGTAAAATTTCAGGCGGCCATTTTAACCCTGCAGTCACCATCATGATGGTCATGGCCAAGAAGACCAAGGTGGAAATGTTAGTCCCCTATGTGTTGGCTCAAATTGCTGGTGGCTTATTGGCGCTTGAAATCTACAAGCGAGTTAAACTCTAAGAGGAGGTAAAGGGTCCATGACAGTAGGGGAAAGAGGAGGGGGTTCCTCTACCGAAGGGTTATTTTCTTCTAACGAAGGCTTGGACGGCGGAACTACATCTTGTTTATGGCGGTAATAAGCGTATCCTAAAAACGAAAGTAAATAATAGAGGGGTACTTCCTTTAGTGCCTCTATGAAGGCTTCCCTGTCCAATTCTCCCTTCTTTCGGGTTTCCTTGTTCATTTGCTTGTGAAGTCGCATCCCTTGATAATTTTTCTTATCGTTCGCTTTATACCCAACAAACTTGAGGAAATCTTCGTGCATTTCATCCAAGGCTTTATTTTCATTGCCACTGATGTCCACGTACAGTTCAAATAACTGCTGAATGACCACTTGTCTATTTACATTTTCTTCGCAACAAATGTCCTGTCGTCTAGAAAAGTATCGGTGCATGTTTCGTTTTAAAGTTTTTTTATTTCCATTAAGATAGGTCCAGAGCATATAGTATACTCGTAGATTATAATTCTTTCTACTTAAATCTTACTCGCGTATCTCTAGTATGAAGGTTTTGTCCGTGGATGTCGGCATCAAACATCTCGCTCACTGTTTGTTGGAAAGTCATCCAGAAACTACCGAAATTTTAAACTGGGACGTTTTTGATTTGACAGAACAATTGTGCTATTGTGAAAAAAAAGCAATATCACAATTAAATCAAACACCCTTGTGCAAACAACATGCCTGTCATACACATCGCAGTCTCGTGAATTGTATTACTTGGTGTACACAGTGCCGTGTTCCATTGGGAACGGTAGAACAGATGCGTAAACAACTTGCTAAACAAACCAAAAAGTTGGAACCCCCCAGTGTGTATGCCTTGGGGTCGGCCATGATGAAACACTACGATACGTTGGGTCCAGTAGAACTCGTGTTGATTGAAAACCAAATTGGTCCTTTGGCAAGTAAAATGAAAATGGTGCAAGGGATGGTGGCTCAATACTGGATCATGAAAGGAGCCAAGGTAGAATGCATTTCGGCGTGCAATAAATTAAAGTTGTTTGTCAGTGGTAAAACAACCTACGCTGAACGTAAAAAGTTAGGCATACAGCACGCGCAAACGGTTCTTGCATTGAACGGTCTAGAAACCGATGTCTTTCGCAAGCATAAGAAAAAGGATGACCTGGCCGATACATTTCTACAGGCGGTTTGGTATTTACATACTAATTGCGGAAGACTTAAAATTAAAAGTTATTAGGTATATATTATGGAAATTGTCAATTTATCTCCATTGGACGACATCAAAGTCACTTCCCTTGGCCCTGGCATTGAATTGTTGATGAACGATAAAGCGTCCAAATCGGAAAAACATACCGTGTCCATTTCGGACATTGATAAGTTGGAATCGGAGTTGAACAATTTGACAGCTCCGCAGACACCTACTATTGAGAAACCCATGGAATTTCCTCGGATGGAAACCATCAATTTGTCAGAGCCTCCTCGTGAAGTGAAATTTGACATTCCCATAGAACCGGTAGCAAAGCCTACCTGGGATGGATTCAAACCGTTTCAGGGCAATCCGGATAAAACCGAACGTCCTTCGGACAATGTAAAAGAAAAGTTTGCTACTCTTCGCAAATTGGAAGATTTAGAGTCTAAGGGAATTCGTCTAACTCGGAAGTATTCCATGGATTCGTCGTTGGATGAAATGAAAGGAGAATACGAGAACATCATTGCGGAAAAGGAACGGTCTAACAGCATCAAATTTCAAGGAAAAATGCTCATGGCATGCATTACCGGTGTAGAATTCTTAAACTCCAAGTTTGACCCCTTTGACGTGAAATTGGACGGATGGGCGGAACAGTTCAATGAGAACATTACCGAGTACGATGAAATTTTTGAAGAACTTCATGAGAAGTACAAGACCAAGGCCAAACTGGCACCTGAACTGAAACTTTTGTTCCAATTGGGCGGTAGTGCTATGATGCTTCACATGACCAATACCATGTTCAAGTCATCCATGCCGGGACTGGACGATGTCATGCGACAGAATCCCGAGTTGATGCAAAAGTTTTCACAGGCTGCCATGAATTCTGTCAGTTCTTCCAATCCAGGATTTTCTAAATTCATGAATACAGTCAACGAGCCCCGGGATGCTCGTCCGGAGATGAAGGGACCGAATGACATTAGCGACATTTTGAATGGATTGAAGCCCAAGACCGTTCAATTGGATGAAATGAGCAACATTAGTGCTAGCGAACTAGCTGACATGAAAGAAGGATTGATGAAGCGAGGACGCAAGAAAAAGTCGGATAGGAACACGGTAAATTTAAACATATAAGATATGGATGTCTCCCCCTCGGACCCCATTTGGAAATACTCTAATCCTCGCACCGTAGTAAAACGGGCACGACAATATTTAGGAAAAGGAACTCGTGTGTTAAGGTCTACACGAAATGGAAAAAAATACATGGTCTTTCATAAAAAATGGATACATTTTGGAGCAATGGGATACGAAGATTATACCAAACACAAAAATAAAACACGTCGCAAGAATTATTTAACACGAAGTGCCGGTATACATGGAGATTCTAAATACAGTGCGAATCAATTAAGCCGTCATATTTTATGGTAATAAATCTACAGTTAATACATATGGATAAATCATTCCTTTCCTTATTGACGGACCGATGGATGGTGACAATTGTCTTGTTCGTCATGATAAGTGTTCCGTTTATTGTATTTCAAAATAAAATAGCCACATGGTTATCGTCTACCGTAGAAGAGGCAGACAATAAAAAGGATGAGAAAGAGAATTCCATGTCTCAATCCATGTATACACTTTTGATGGTACTACACTTACCTCTCTTTTTAAACACGGTACTTGCAAGCCCCTACTTATTTGTATACATCCTTGTATACTTGATTGCAGGAAGCTCCGTATTAATGGTAGACCCCTGGGGAGTAATTACTGCCAATAAATTCCCACCAGTTGCGTTCATTGGGGCGACGGTCTTGTCCTATGCAACCTTATTATCTCAATCCTATTCAGCCATTAAATTGGTCTGTATACTTGCCCTCTGTATTTCGTTTACGAACATGATACGAAACTATACGGATAAAACTTCTTCGTTGGTCTACTTTTTATTGTATACTATCCCGTATTGTCTTGCTTATGGAGTAGCCCTGTATCCCTCCATTCTACAAACCATTCGCAACGCCATCAATGAACCTGGTGTAGTAGGACCCGTCGTCCAAATGAATACGACTCTCTTGATATGTGTACTCTTTTTTGTCTTGTTGTTTTATTTACCTACTTTGTTCAAGAATTATTATGGAGGAACAGTTCTTGTTCGTGAACCCATTCCACTCAATGTCCCTAAAGAAATAGAAATTACTCCTTCCTACCCGTATACATTATCGTATTGTGTCTATTTGGATTCGGTTCCACCGGAATACAATTTTTCTACGACGTTGCATAGCAACCTTGTATCGTGTGGGTATGGTGTACAAACCAAATATGAATCTTCTACGCAATCGTTTCGTATCCTTACCAAAAAACCGAAGATGAACATTTTTGAAACCGAACTTTTACCTCAACGGTGGAATCATATTGTGTTGGTATCCGACAATACACAGTTAGACATGTATATCAATGGCGAACTGGTAAGTACGGTGCATTCTCTTTCTCCTACAGAAAAATACATGATGATTGGACAAAGTGGCGGTGTCAAGGGCAAAATTTGCAGTGTACTTTATTCTACAACACCCATTTCCAATGTCATGGTAAAACAATTGTATTATCAGTTGAAAACGCAGGACCCTCCCCTTCTTTAGGCGCGTTTAAAAAATATTATTATATAGTATAATGACCACTCCTACTCCTCAGCAACTAGAAGAAATATCCAAGTACGTTGCAACAAATCTTAAGTTGGACGCTTACCGTCCAACCATAAAGACTTTTACTACTGATGGCAAATCTAAATTAGCAACAATGGTCAGAGACAAAATATTACAGAATGATCCTGATGAACATAGAGCTTATCTATTATCAGGTGAAATTGTTAATTCAAAAGGTGGCCGAAAGTCTAAGAGGTCCAGACGGACTAGACGGACAAGACGGTCTAGACGCAGATAATTCTAACGGTTCAAATGGTACGGATTTCACAAATCCTTATCATTTATACGTTAACGCCGGGTTTTACGCTTTCGTCTGAACCGCTTTGTTTTACGTCTTCCTCCAATCTGTCCTTTCATAATTTGATTCGCTATTATAGCATTCGCCGGAAGTGTGCTTATTGTGGATAATTCATATACCGCAGTCGCAAAACATTCCTTATTATTTTGAACAAGTGCTTTTTCTTCTTGTGATAGTGTGCGTAAGCCTCTTGCATTGACAATTTTTTGTGCTATGGCAATAACCTCGGGTGATGGATCACATAAGTGAGGGCCTTTATACATGGTAGTAGAGAATACGTCCTTGGGAGAACTAGAAAACCACCCCATAGTATACTATACTATTTTAAAACATGTTGTTGCCAAATCCTCCAAAATTAGACGGCATGGGCTCTGCTGCCATCGGACTCACTTGAGGATTGGACGGTCCTGCAAACATGCTGTTGAAATCAGGCTCTTGGGTAATTGGATTGGAAGTATTGCTGTTTTTAGGAAGAATGCCAGGAGCCGTTGCAGTAGCCTTTTGTTTGGGAGGAGGGTCCGGCTTGAAAAAACGGTCTAGTATCAGCGAGACCTTTTTGCCAAGGGTATTCACACTTAACAGCAGAATCAAGGCAGGAAGAATGATAGTAATGATGTTTTGGTCGGCATATTTAATTCCGCTTGCTGTAGGAATATAGGTAATGATTCTATGAATGAATAATATTCCTAAAAACAAGACAACACATTGAACCACAATCTCAAGGAATATTGGCAGCGTTCCTTTAGACGAATCTAATTCAGGCATATATTCATCTATCCCTTTGGTCAATAAAGTAATGAAGACAATGCCTATAACGGTGTATTGAATGATGTTGACCATTTCATTACGACTGTCCTTTTCAAAATTAAACACATGAGATACAAAGTTGGGTTGGTCCTCCATGTTTTTATGGTTAGAAATTAATTAGTTAAAAAGGAGAAATATCTATTCCTTTCTAGTATTATATGTCTAGACGTCCGGGTACCGCACCTCCTCCCCCCAAAGAACAACCCAAACAGATTCACATCAATGATGCTGTCACCATTCTGGTCAGTAAGGTGACGCGGTTGGAAGCTATCTGCGGGGCAAAGTTTAAGGGAATTGAAAGCAAAATTGGCGACCATGAGAGCAAATTCATTGAGAGCACTCCTGACTTGGACAGGTTCGCGGAGATGTTTTCCAATTTTAACATGCGGTTGAACGAACTGAGCGACCGCCTGGCTACCTTGGAGCGAGCTAACAACGTAAAGCCTCCGAAGAAGAAGGGAGGGACGGTCATGTTGACCGAATTAGAACAAACACCGGATGTTTCCTTTTCTTCGTAAAAAAGTATAAAGTAGATTTCTGTACAAGGGTATAGATGAATCTCACAATTCTAGCTACGATATGTATAGTAACCATGTTCTATATACATATCGTCTTTCATTTAAAAACGAGCGATGATTTAGAAGTATTTGAAATTCCTACGCTTAGCCGAGACCATTTAGAAGATGTGTGTAATTATAGACAACCCATTGTCTTCCAACATCAGGATGACCAATTGAATCTGTGTACGCCTACCCATTTGAAACATTATGCAGCCTTTGACGTGTGTGTTTACGACGCAAAATACGAAGGTATTCCTCTTACCTTGGAAGAAGCACTTCCCTTGTTTCCTGCAAAGAGTTATGCAACGTATAACAATCAGACGTTTTTAAACGATACCATGGCCAAAAAGTTCTTTGTGTCCATGGATACCCTCTTACGACCGCCAATGGTATCTACGATAACCTATGACGTTCTGTTTGGTCATACAGGATATACTACGCGTATGGCCTATTCTACGTATTACCGAAATTATTATTATGTGTCCAGTGGGTCCATCACAATGAAGTTGACGCCTCCTAGAAATACAAGGTATTTACAGGAAGTAAAAAAGTATGATACCCAAGAATTTTATACGAACTTTAATCCTTGGACGGATACATTGAAAAAGGTAAAATGCATTGAAATTGTAGTTCCCCAAGGGTCTATGGTATTCATACCTGCTTATTGGTGGTATAGTATACGTCTTGAAAAGGAAGCGTGCGTTTGTTCCATTCAGTATAAAACATTCATGAACTTGGTAGCAACGTTGCCTTCCCTCTGCATGGGAGTCCTTCAACGTCAAAATACAAAGGTCAAGGTTTTACCTACTTATTCTCTTGCGAAAGACGAGCCAGATACCGAGTCTCGCACATCAGAGGACCGCCCCCCACCCCCGTCACATTTACCGCCGTCATCTTGTTGTCCTGCAGCGTCTGAAGAGAAAACTCTACATACTCCCCCTGCACAAGATACTTGTACTGAGAATCCTTAACGGTCAAATTCTTGTGATGCACAAAAATGTCAGGAGACCCGGTAGACTCCAAAAA